AACAGAAAACATACCATGACCTGTTTTATTTTTCGAAGCAAGCCAGATATGACACTTAGTATGTGCTTCTGATTGGTCAACCTTTTTAAGAAATCGGTCTTTTATTTTTTTGCTGTCTATTAATTTATCTAAAGGCATGTGAACTTTCTGTATATTTATGATAACACTTAATATTTATGATTTTAGAGAACTGTAAAATAATAAATAGATTCAATATGGCTAAAACCATAATTAATATTGAACCAATATTTAGGAGATAAAAGATGCCTTTTACAGTTAGTCCGGGCGTTGTAACCAAAGAAATAGATTTAACAACTGTTGTACCTGAAGCTTCAATGACTGAAGGTTGTTTTGCAGGAGCTTTTAGGTGGGGTCCTGCTTATGAAAGAACAGTTATATCTAATGAAACAGAATTAGCAGGTATCTTTGGTAAACCAGACGCAGCGACATATAAATCATTTTTTACTGCTGCAAGTTATCTCGCATATTCAGCGAATCTTAAAGTAGTTCGTACACCTAATACATCCGATGTTAAGAACGCAACAATGGATGCTTCAAATACAGTTTATATTGCAAATGATGAAGTATATGAAAATACATATGACCCACAAATGGGTGGTTCACAGAATGATGATTACGGCCCATTTGTAGCAAAATATCCTGGCGCATTAGGAAATAGTTTAAAAGTTTCTATGTGTGGCGCAGCTAAAGCAAACACAAATTCTGATGGAACACTTAATGCAAATACAGATGTTGCATTAACCGGAACTGTATCTTGGACACAATCCGGAGGATCTCTTGCGGGTTCAGGTACAGCATTTAATACAGAATTAAGTGTGGGAGATGTTATTGTACTTGGTGGTCAAACATTAGTAATTCTTACAGTTAATGGAAACACATTGGCTACAGCAGGAAGTGCATACGGATCAGATATAGGTTCTGGTGTAGCAGTACGTAAAATGAGATCAGGATTTTCAGAGCCTTCTTCTCAAATGATTGGAACTGCAACTGTTTCCGCAAATGGTACTATTATAACAGGAACAGATACACAATTTACTACACAATTAAATGTTGGTGATATTGTAACTATTGGTGCCACTACGGATGAAAGAAAAGTTACTGCAATTTCTTCTGCTACTTCAGTAACAGTTTCGGAACCTTTTGTTACAGCTACAGCTGGAAGTACATTTTCAAGAAAATGGGAATATGCAGACTCTTTTGATGATTCACCTACTACTACATCACATGTAGCAAAAAATGGTGGTTCATTTGATGAAATTCATATAGTAGTTGAAGATGAAGACGGAGAATTTTCTGGATCAGCAGGAACTATAATAGAAACATTTTCTGGAGCATCAGTTTCGTCCGGTGCTAAATCAGAAGATGGCCAAAGTAATTATTATAAGGATATTGTTAATCGAGGTTCACAGTATATTCGTTGGATGGATCATGCACAGTCTGGCGATGCAGATGGAGTTTATGGTACTGCTGCATGGGGAAGTGCTTCTACTGAAACTTTTAATGCAAAAGGAGTTATTGTAACAGCAAGTTTGACTGGAGGAAATGACGGTTCTGCTTCAACTGATGGAAATATTCAAATTGGATTAGATGAATTTAAAAATACAGAAGAAGTTGATTGTACACTCTTAATGACTGGAGATGCATCTGCTGCCACACAAATTTATGCAATTAATAACATTGCAGAATATCGTAAAGATTGTGTAGCATTTATTTCACCATTACAAGCACAAGTTGTTAATAATGCTGGACAGGAACTTAATGATGTAAGAGCACATAGAGATTCTATGCCTAGTTCTTCTTATGCCGTTATGGATTCTGGCTGGAAGTATATGTATGATAAGTACAATGATGTTTATCGATACGTTCCATTAAATGGTGATATTGCAGGATGTTGTGCATTTACAGATGATACCCGCGATCCTTTTTGGTCACCAGCTGGAGCAGTAAGAGGTAATATTAGAAATGCTATTAAGTTGCCTTTTAATCCTAATAAAACACAAAGAGATGGCCTCTATAAGAAAGGTGTCAATCCTGTAGTTGGAATGCCGGGTCAAGGAATCTTACTATTTGGAGATAAAACTCTATTAGCAAAACCTTCTGCGTTTGATAGAATCAACGTAAGACGATTGTTTATTCTTTTAGAAAAATCTATTGCTAATATGGCAAAATCTTTCTTATTCGAATTCAATGATGCATTTACACGTTCAAGATTTGTTGGTACAGTAGAACCATTTTTGTCAAATATTAAAGCAAGACAAGGTGTTCAAGATTTTGCTGTTATTTGTGACGAATCTAACAATACAGGCGATGTTATAGATCGTAACGAATTCAGAGGAGACATTTACGTAAAACCATCACGTTCAATTAACTTTATTCAATTACAATTCGTAGCAGTACGTTCTGGAGTTGAATTTAGTGAAATTACTGGTGGATAAGTAATATAAATAATATAAAGATGAGAGAAGACGATAACTTGCGAAGGCAGTACTTGTAAAAAAGACTCTCTCATCTTTTATTTTTAATCTGTTATCGGCGCGAAAGCGTTTAAAGGAGAAGAATGGCGAACGAAGAATTTACAATTTCTAAGTTTTTAAGTAATTTTGCCCAAGGTGGTGCATTACAATCATTATTTCAAGCTAAGATAAAAAATGGCCCGAGTGGAATAATCATTCCGGATTCAAATAGATTTATGATCAAAACTACAAGTTTTCCGGAATCTGTTATTACTGCAGGAGACATAGCTTATATGGGTCGTTCCATAACTATTCCCGGAAATAGAGAATCACAACAATGGTCAACAGAAATTTACAATGATGAAGATCATAAAATTCGTATGGCTTTATTAAAGTGGATGGATAATATTAATGCTCACGCAGACAATGTTAGAGAAGACAATTGGATTGCTTTAGATCAGTATACAGGAACACTTGATATATCTCAACTATCTAAAACAGGAGCCAAAAAGGCGACAGCCGTTGCAACGTTCTATCGTGCGTGGCCATCAACTGTTGGAGAAATTTCTCTTGATTGGGAAACCAATGAAATTCAAACTTATGAAGTAACATGGGAATTTTCACATTGGAGTATGGCGACTGAAACGCAGAAAGTTGGTATAACAGGCGGGGGCCCCGCTGGCGGACCATCTGATTATCGATTGAAAAATGATATTGTTTTAATAAGAAAAGCAACATCTACTATGCCTAATCTTTATATGTTTAAATATAAGTGGGATAAAGTCACTAATTATATTGGAGTTATGGCACAAGAATTACTAGATACTGGATTTAAAGATGCGGCTATTAAGAATTCTAATGGATTTTATTCCGTTGATTATAAGAAATTGGGATTCCCAATGTTGCGATTAGGTCGTTAGTATAAAAATAACATAGGAAAAATGTATGGCTATTGAATTATTTGGATTTTCTATAGGAAGAATTGATAAGGATGAGAAAAAGAAAAAATCTTTTTCTCTTCCAGAACCGGAAGATGGTGCACTTGAAATCGGCCCCACAGGAACTGCATACGGAACGTATGTTGATCTTGAGGGTTTTGCAAAGAATGAATTAGAGCTGATCAAAAAATATAGGGAAATGGCAGCATATCCTGAATGTGATCAAGCGATAGATGATATTATTAATGAGGCGGTTGTTGTTAATAGAGAAGAATCTCCTATTAGTATAAGTCTAGAGAAGTCAAATTTATCAGAAGATATTAAAGAAAAAATACATGTTGAATTCAAGGAAATAATTCGTTTACTTGATTTTCGTAAAATCGGATATGAACTACTTAAGAAGTGGTACGTTGATGGTAGAATGTATTTTCAAATTATTATTGATGCTAAGAACCCTAAACGTGGTATCTTAGAGTTACGCCCAATAGACCCACTAAAGATAAAAAAGGTTAGACAACCTAAAATAAAACAAGGTTCTAAGGGTCCTGAACTTGATACTTCAGCATTTCAAGAATATTATCTATTTAATGAGCAAGGAATTACACATCAAGCCGGTGGACAAACAATTCAAATTTCTGCCGATACTGTTTCTTATGTTCATTCTGGAGTATTAGATCCCGAAAAGAAATTAGTATTAGGCCATTTACATAAAGCAATTAAACCACTCAATCAGTTACGAATGATCGAAGATGCGGTTGTCATCTATCGTATCTCACGTGCACCAGAAAGAAGAATATTCTACATTGATGTAGGTAACCTACCAAAAGTCAAGGCAGAACAATATTTACGTGACATTATGAACAAATACAAGAATAAACTTGTATATGATTCTCAGACTGGCGATATTAAGGATGATCGCAAGCACATGAGTATGTTAGAGGATTACTGGCTTCCACGTAGAGAAGGTGGTAGAGGTACAGAAATTTCAACACTACCTGCGGGAGAGAACCTTGGTGAGTTAGCTGATGTTGAGTATTTTAAAACAAAATTATACAAAGCACTTAATGTTCCTCCTTCCAGATTAGAACAGGATTCAGGTTTCATACTTGGAAGAGCAGAAGAGATTTCAAGAGATGAGGTAAAATTTACTCGTTTTATTGAAAGGTTGAGAAATAGATTTCAAATGGCTTTTGATGATCTATTAGAAAAGCAATTAATACTTAAAGGTATAATTGCTTCTGCCGATTGGAACCTTATAAAAGATGAAATAATATATGAATGGCAATCAGATTCACATTTCATGGAATTGAAAGATTCTCAAATGATGAAAGAAAGAATAGGTATATTAGTTCAGGATATGGGTTATAGAGAAGATGTTGTTGGTAAATTCTTCTCAAAAGAGTATATAAATAAGCGTGTACTTAAGTTATCTCAAGAGGAGATAGATGAAATTAAAGAACAAATTGAAAGAGAAAAGATGGAAAATCAACCAGCTGAAGGTGAAGAACCACAAGATCAATGGTCAGAGTTTGATCCATCGAAAGAAAAGCCCGATTTAAAAGTAATTAGTGGTTAAAAAATTTATAAATAGTATAAATATAATAGAGATTTAATAGGAGAATATATGTCTGAAGCAACTGCCATTGAAAATGTTGTATCATTAGCCGCAAGAGGTGATGCTGCACAAGTAAAGGCTGCAATTGGTGATGCACTACAACAAAAAGTTATGGTTGCATTAGAAGATAGAAAGAAAGAAATTGCAAGCTCTTTTTTACATAAGAATGAAACAGCAGAAGTGGAAGAACCCACAGCTGAAGCATCTACGGAGGAAGTAACAAATGGCTGATGCAGTAACAAGTCAAAAATTATTAGACACAGAAACAAGAACAGTATATAAATTTACAAATGTTTCAGATGGTGGTGGTGAGTCCGATGTTAAGAAAATAGATTTATCACAACTTACATGGGCTGTACACACCATGACACTTTCTGCTGCATCTACAGAAAATTTTAAGATTGGTGAAGTTATAACAACTGCTGCAACTGAACATTTTCTTGTTACTGGATTTACTGCTGGAGCAAGTACAGTAGATGTTGTAGGATGGGATAATACAAATAAGAAAGCCACACCAATATTAACTAGTATGTCAGCTGGAGATGCTATTGTCGGAGGAGTATCAGGAAATCATACAGAGACAGTAGCAAATAGTGGAAATTTTACTGAAAAAGATTATACTGTTCTTGTTAATAAAATTCAATGGATATGTAACGGAATGTCAGTAAATGTTGAATGGGATGGTTCAACTTCTGAATCTATAATAGCATGTTTAAATGGTAACGGTTTATATAATGGTAACAATTTAGAGTTTCCCGCCATTCCAATAAATTCTTCAGGAGATTCAGGAGGAGTTTTAGGAGATATTCAATTTAGTACTGTTGGAGCAAGCTCAGGAAATACTTATACTATTTGGATTGAATTATCTAAACAGCCGGTTGGTTACGATGTACCAAATTATGAAGCTAATGCACAATTAGGATATCCTGTAGATTATATTTTAGGAAATAGGCCATAAGAAAGGAAAAATATGAACGATGATATAGGAATATCTATACGTGTAAATATGGACCCACGTGATAAAAGAAATAGGATATTGGCAACGACAGATATGTATGTTCTGGCAGATCATCCAACTTCAAAAAAAGCAGCATGGAAGACATATAGAAAAGCATTAAGAGATATGGATTTCACTGCAGATCCCTTAGTATGGCCAACAGCACCGGAGGAAGACGAATGAAATTAATTTGCGAACAATTAGAAGAAGTAGAATTTATAACTGAAGCTACTAAAAAAGGAAAGAATTACTTTATAGAGGGTGTATTCATGCAAGCCAATGTAAAGAATCGCAATGGTCGGTTATATCCTAAAGAAGTATTACAGAAAGAAGCCAGAAGGTATGATCAAAATTACATAAAACAATCAAGAGCTTTTGGCGAATTGGGACATCCAGAGGGTCCTACAGTAAATTTAGAGAGAGTTTCCCATTTAATTACAGATTTAAAAGAGGATGGAAACAATTTTGTAGGCAGAGCTAAAATAATGGATACTCCTTACGGAAAAATTGTAAAGAACTTGATTGATGAGGGAGCCCGTTTGGGTGTCTCATCAAGAGGTATGGGTTCATTAAGACCCATGGGGCGTAATTGTAGTCAAGTACAAGATGATTTTTATCTTGCTACGGCTGCAGACATCGTTGCCGACCCTTCCGCACCACAAGCATTTGTAAATGGTGTTATGGAGGGTAAAGAATGGATCTGGGATAACGGTATTCTTGATGAACGCCATATTGCCCGAATCGAAAAATCAATGAAATTGAAATCTACAACTGAAAGCCAAACAAAAGCTTTTGAAAATTTTATGTCAAAATTATGAATTTACTAAATATAATAAATAATTGTACACATTTACCCTTTTCAAGTAAATGTAAACAACTAACAAAATTAGGAGACCTTAATGTCTGAAGAAATTTTAGAACAAGAGTCTGAAGAGATTACAGAAGAAGAACTTTCGGAAAAAGCAAAAGCGAAAGTTGAGCAAGATTCTTCAGACGAACCAGAAGATGAAGAAGAAGTAGAAGAAAGTAAAACTACTAAAGCTTCAACTAAAAAAGAAGGTGAAAATCCTTTTGCTAAAGATGGCGATGATGAAGACGAAGATGATGTCGAAGAATCCGCAGATGTTGCTCGTGGTGATAAGAACGAAGACGGCCGCGATGATTCTGCAGCTGAAATTGATCCTTCTAAAGCTAAACTTAAAAAGGAATCAGCTATGCCAAAAACTAAAAATGGCATGTTGAAATCCGTTTATGAAGTTGCTAACGGATTGAAAAAAGATCAGTTATCCGCAAAGTACGAACAAATTATGAAAGCTCTTTCTATTGTAGAACAAGAAGAGGGCGAAGAAGATGATGAAGAAGAAGCATCTGAATCCAAGCGTACTAAAGCAGCCTCAGTTAAAGCAGAGGATCTACAGATTGATGTCAAAGATGACATTTCTGCATTAGTAGAAGGAGAAGATGCTCTTACAGATGAATTCAAAGAAAAAACATCAACAATCTTTGAAGCCGCAGTTCGTGCTAAAGTCATCGAAGAGGTTAATAAAAAAGTTGAGGAAATTGAAAAACGCCATGACACAGAACATGAAGCTCATAGCGAAAATTTCCAAAAAGAACTTACTGAAAAGGTCGATGGTTATCTCACTTATGTTGTAGAAGAATGGATGAAGGAAAATGAATTAGCAATCGAGAGAGGAATTCGTTCCGAGTTGGTTGAAGATTTCATGTCCGGACTCAAGACCCTCTTCACAGAGCATTACATTGACATTCCAGAAGAGAAAGTTGACATGGTTGACGACCTATTTGCAAAAGTTGACGACCTTGAATCTTCCTTGGATGAAGAAATCAATCGTGGAATTGAACTTCAGAAAGAATTGTCAAAATTTAAGAAAGAAGATGCTCTTAAAGAAGTAACTAAGGATTTAGCTGATACTGAAACCGAAAAAATTGAAAAATTGGCAGAAGGTATTGAATATGAAAATGCCGAACAATATGCCGAAAAATTATCCGTTCTGAAAGAAAGTTACTTTCCTAAGGGCGAAGCCGTAACATCAGAAATTACTGAAACTGATGAAAACATCGAAGTTGAAGAAGAAAAAGTTCAGCTAGATGAAAACATGCAATATTATACTTCAGCGATAAAACGCTTTAACAATTAATTTTTAACCCTATAGGAGATATAAAAATGTACCTATCTGAAGACCTACAAAAGAAGTGGGGCCCAGTACTTGATCATGAGGATCTCCCAAAGATTAAGGACAATTATCGTAAGGCTGTTACAGCAGTTCTGTTAGAGAACCAAGAAACAGCAATGCGTGAGTCCGGTGCCCAAGAGGGCGGAATGTTTGGTGATCTCTCAGAGGCAGCTCATGCTAACAAAACCGGTGGAAACATCGATAATGTTGATCCTGTCTTGATCTCTTTGGTACGTAGAGCAATGCCTAATCTCATTGCCTATGATGTTTGTGGTGTTCAACCCATGAACGGACCAACTGGATTGATCTTTGCAATGAAAGCTCATTACACTTCACAAGCCGGTGCGGAAGCTTTACACGATGAAGCTGATACCGATTTTACTGGTGCAGGATCCCATGGCAGCCAAACTGGCGCTATGCAAGGAACCGCCGGTACTGGTATGACTACAGCCGCAGCTGAGGACGTTACGTTCCCAGAGATGGCATTCGCAATCGACAAAGTAACTGTTACTGCACAATCCAGAGCACTCAAAGCTGAGTACACAATGGAATTGGCTCAGGATCTTAAAGCTGTTCACGGCTTGGATGCTGAAACAGAATTGTCAAACATTCTGTCAAGTGAAATCTTGGCTGAGAT